CTTGCAACTTCAACCGTATACGCTTGGTCAATGTTTGCATTGGTTGCTGGTCTTTTCTTAAACCATTCTGTTAAAAAGTACCTGTCAGAAGTTAATGCGCTTCTGTTGGTGTTGTTTGCATTGGTTCCATGAACCACAAGTTTACCAGCAGTAGTAATTTCAACTTTATCGTTGATTTGATTACCCGATGTGCTGTTTGTAGCTAGGTGTTGGAAACCACCTTCGGACCTAATAGGTCCACTAAATGTTGAATTCGCCATAATTTCCTCCCGGAAATAAGTCTTATCATCTCGGCTTGTCTGCTAGGTCAGTTGATAAAACAAAGTTAATAATCCTAGTTCCTTGATTGTATATTAGTTTATGGCAAAAAAAAAGGAGAGCTGATGCTCTCCTTTTTGTGGGTTTTAATAAATTTTAGAATCTTTCAAAATCTGAAAGTTCTTCTTCGTATTCATTTGTTATTTTATCAAGCTCTAAGTCATCCCAAAAGGTAGTTGAGCAAGCATCATTTAAACAATCAATTCCTGTATTGCCTCCCCAATTAATCCACCTAAGAGAATACTCTCCAGCCAGCAATTCAAAAGCTAGGTTTTGACATTTTATATCTTCAACGCTCTCCAGCTTGTTGTCCTTTAATTTTTTTGCTAAAGGTACAACTTTATCTAGCTTTGCAAAGTGAATATTCTCTAGCCCGTCTACATTTTTGCAAGCGTCTATAAGTTTATTTATGTCGGTGTGATATTCGGTAATAAATTCTGTGCAATCCCAAACCCACATATCGTAAGCATCTACCCTAAAGCCATAGCCTTTTTCGATAGCTTTGTCAGTTATTCTTGTTAATAGTGATTTCATATTTTTTCCTATAAATAAGGCAGCTTATTAAGCTGCCTCTGTGTTGTGGTTAATTCTAGCCAAGACTTCTGGCGCGTAAAAAACTCTGAAGTAGAATTTTTCTTTGACCATTTTGCCTTTGGTTACCTTGCTCTCAACTTCACGCAATGTGTAAAGAGGTGATTCAGTTACTACAGCTTTTAGACCTTTAAGACCTTTGCCTGTAATTCCATCTATCTTTAGAGCTTGTTTGAAAGTGATAAATTCACTTCCCATGTTATACCCGGCTTGGAAAAGTTGTGTGCTGTTCCATGTGCCGTACGATTTTCTAGTTAAGTAGTTTTTCATTTTTCTCCATATTATTGATTAACTACTAATTATTATAGGGACTATTCTATTGAAGTCAACACTTATTTACACTTTATTTAATATTTATTTTAGGCAAAAAAAAGGGAGCCGAAGCTCCCTTTAAGGTTATCAAGAAACTTACGCTCCTTGTGAACCAAATACTCCACGCCAATTAGAAACACCAAAGCTATATCTTTCTCTAGCTTTGTATCTAATGTTGCCTGTTGAAAACTCAGGCTCCATAGATGTGTTTAGGCTTGAGCGATTAAACATTTTTAATCCCTCTCCGTCTGAGTTAACTGATGTCAATATAAAATATGCATCAGGGTCAGTCAGATAATGGTTTACTGAAAAACCATTTGGTATTGAGCCTTGATTTCTAATCGAGTTGATGTCGTTATCAGAGCTATTAACTCTTCCCGGTGTATTTAAAAGTCTATCAGCCACAAAAGTAAGTTGTGGTGGGACAATTATTTTATCGGGTCTAACTGCAATAGTTAGATTTCTGTCATCAACAAAAGTTGAAATATCAATAATGTTATCTTCTAGTGAAGTTTCATTAAGATCAGCCATGGTTGTAGCTCTGTTTGCAGCACTTCCACCGCCCGCTAACGGGTGATCTGATGCTATCAATACTTTGCCATCACCAATAGTAAAATCACTATCAAATGCATTGTTTAATACATTTGCGCCTTTTACTTCTTTGGTATGTTGCATACTTCTGGCTAATGCCTTTGTATACCTTCTACCAAGCTGGTCATAAAGATTATCTTCAATTGCTTCTTGGGTTAATGCAAAAGCTAGGGACACAGTTTCGTGTGTATATCTTGCAGTGTAACCTTCGGATGCACTATCAAAGTTAACTCCTCCGCCTTCTGTTTTCACAGGAGCCGCACCGAATCCAACAATCATAACTTCTTCTTCAAAAGCTCTTTCAGAGTCTTCTACAGAAAAAATTTCTGAAAATTCATTGTTGTACTCATCGTATTCTAGTCCAAATAAGGCATTTAGACCGGGTTCAAGTTCTTTCGCTAATTGCGCTCTACTTATCGCCATTTCTTATGCTCCTATTATGCTAGACCTGCGCCTTTTTGACCGCAGATATGATTTTGTATTACAACCAACACGTTAGTGTTTGAGCTGCCAACATCCGAGTTATCAGGGTCTTGACTAATGTCAATTGCCTTTAACGGAAGTCCAGCCGTGGTTGCTCCTGTAGATACCTCTAACTCTGCTCCAGCAATACCTGTAATGGTACTACCTGAGTTTGTATAGATGACATCAAAATTACCAAACAAGTCTGCTACAGGGAATGCAGCATTAGCTTGGATTTCAAAGACCGTATTAGGGTCATCGTGTATAAAAGCAATTAAGTCTGAAGCGTTCGTGCTTGCAGGGTAATAATTACTAAATATTTGCTCCGAAGAGACTGGGTCCGTATACATGCAACCGTTAAAAACTCCAACTATCGGCACAGTTCCACCATCGGCGTGGATTTCCACGACACCACCAGTGACTTGCATCACGAGGTCGCCTTGGAAGATGTTTGTGTCGTAGTTTGCAGCAATTCGGTAACGGCTTTGACCGCCAGAATAGGGCGCCCCGCCCATTTCTCGTACAGGTTTTAGACCAAAAGAAGCGTCTTTATTCGCCATATTTATATCCTACCTTTTTTTTCCAAATGTTACATCAGATTTTCTGTCGCTAGAATACTTTACATAGTTGTTGTTGCCATCGACTTCATTGAACATTGTGTTATCAAGAGCTTGATTCTGTATAGAATTTTTGTTCTTGTAATATTCATTTCTTTCTTTGGTTGTTTCAACCGGTATCTTAGCTAAGATTAATCCACCTACGCTAATGACCCCCGCGTGTTGTCCATGCTCTATTGTTGGTAATGGGAAATCTGGCATTTCATCCTGACGGACAAACTCCCAGCCTTCTCGTAAGCGGGCAGAAACATTGTTTCTATCCTCTATACCTACATACTCTGACCTAATCCATCGGTATTTATAACCTTCTGGAGCGGGCGGAGTTTCAAGCATCCTTGCGGGCTGCCATGGCTTTCTTCTGGCTTTTTTATCGTGTTGCTCTTCATCACGAGATGTTCGGGTTACTTCGTCAATTTTTTCTAAGTCCATTATTTTGCTCCTTCTATTTTTACCATTTCTTTACCAATACGTTTGAGCCATTCATTCTCGCTCATGCCATACGGCTTCAAATTGCTGCTAACAGAAACATGATTAGGACTAATCGTAACTCCGTTTCTCCTTCCTTGTGCTTTCTGACCGCTTCCATTGGAAGCTGAGGCTACTCTCTGCACAGATGAGTTTGCTCCTCTTTTAGTGTCGTTTGTTTCGCTTGTTATATTCAAAACTTTATTTAACCTGTTATCCAACTCTTCGTAGTATTCATCACTTGAACCATCAAAGCCTTCGCCTTGTAAGTCCTCATGAATTCCCATAGCGGTATAAGTTTTTACTCTGTCCTTTTGAAACCAAGTATTCTTTTCCGCCCATGCTACTGCTTTAGTGTCGGGCTTAGGATTATCATACACCTGTTCTCTAGGTTTTTGCACATTTTGTTGCACAGCCTGTTGGTTGTATTGTTCTTCTTGTGCTTGCTGCGCTTGTTGCATTTTTGCCAATCTCACCCTTTCTTCTTCTAAAGAGACTTTGTTTAAAAGCTCAACGCTTTTAAGCTCTAAATCTGGGTCGTTGGTTTCTCTTGCTTTTTTGTACAAATCTTCAGCTTGTTGCCTTTGAGATTTAACACGGCTTTCATACTCATCCGTGTAACTTTTATCTAGCACCGATGCTCTGGATTTTACATTGTTGTATTCACCTTGCAGCGAGTAGTATTTTCCTTCAGCGTTGCTGGCTCGTTCTTCAGCAAAACGAATTCTTTCGTTTAGCTTGTTAATTCTTTTGCTTACACCACGGGTGTATTTATCAAGTTCGTCTTCGCCGCCTGAGTCGGGAGAAGCTTCTTGCTCTTCATTAGGAATTTCTATTGTTTCAGAACTTTCCTCTAAATCGTCAAGTTGAACCTGAATGTCTTCGTTTTGATCTTCAATCATAAGTTTCTCCTATACTGAAACGATGTCATCAGGGTTAAGAATGGTAGCAATAACTTCATCATCGTTGATGATTCGTACTTCGCTTTCATCCGCTAATTTAAACCTAGAACCTGCATATCTTCCAATAAGAATCCATTGTCCTTTTTGACACCAAGCTTTTTTAAATCTCTTGGCATCGTTATAACAATCTGGACCCATGGCTACTACATACGCTACTACAGTTGCTAGAGTTTCCTTATCTATGGTTTCCTTAGTAAGCAAGATGCCGCCATCGGTGACTCCTTTGCCCTTGTAAGGTAAAACCAACATGCGCCAACCAGTTGGTTGAGGCATTCTTTCCAAGACATTTTTTCCAAGCAAAGACGGGTCTAAAACCCTATCTTCTTCTTTTACAAAAGCCTCTTCCAAATTAATTAAATCTTCTGTGTCTTTTTCAAGATTTTCTTTATTCATCGACAATATCTCCTTCGTCATGTAAGTGTTCTTTTATCTTATCATGAATATAGGAAATTGATGATATTTCACCCATTAAAAAATTATATTTTTCCATGTCTTTAATACCGCCAGACATTAAAATATCTTGAATCTGTTCCTCTCTTTCTTTTAAACTTCTTCTCAGAACTCGTATAAAAGAATATTTGTCTGCCATTTTTAATAAATGCCGTTAAATTTATTTCCTCTTAAAGCAGCTCCTTTACCTCTGCTTTTGCCTTTTCCGTAACCGGGCTTTCTAGGCTCAACTTTAACTTCTTTAGGTTGCGACATTGGAATGCTGCCTTGACCTTTGATTTTTACTGAAGTATCTATTTTCATTATTTTCTCCTTGGTTATAAATGACGTGGATTACACACGTTTTCTTTTTGCATTTGCAGTTCTGGCAAATGATCTGTTAGCGCCTTGATTTGACATTCTAAGATTATTAGAGCTGTTGTTCAAAGGGTTATTGTCTAAATGAGCTACATCTTTTCCGTCACCAACAGTGGCTCGACCTGACTTAACCATCTTCCTTCTTGCTTTGTTTCTAGCGGCTCGTCTTTCTTTTTGTTTTGGAGAGCTATGATAATTTGCATACTCTTGCTGATAATTTCTTGCCATTTATTTTTTCTTTACTGCAACTTTTTTCTTTGGTGTTGTTTTTTTCTTGGTTGCAACTTTGGTTTTTTTAACAGGAGTCTTATCCTGTACTTCCTCAAAATTTGCAGGAGGTACAATTTCAGTTTCTACTATCTCTAAAACCTCTACCTCGTCTAATAAAACTTTTGCATTATGTTCCTGTAATTCAGGAATTTTTGCTTTTAGTTTTTTTTCTTTTATTTGCTCTGTTCTTTTTTTGTTTATTGAACTTGTCATTTATTCATCCTCGCTTGTAAATCAATTAATTTTAACTCAGCTTGTTGCTCGAGCCGTTGTTTTGAAAGACTGTTCTTTTCAGAATTATTCATCGCCAATTGGTCTGCTTTTTGTTGTTGAATTTTAATTTCTGCTGCTGACTCCATAGAGTCTTGTTGTTCCTTGCTTGAAAACTGTTGATTTTTAAGATCAATTTCTTTGTCTTTTAAGCCAAGTTCTTGTTGTCTAATTGCAACCAGTGGGTCTTGTTGTTGTGGCGGTTGCACGGAAGCTAAGAACTCGTTGGACAATTGAGCCAATATTGGAGAACTCATTCCCTCGATAATAGACTGTACTTGCTGTTGCACCATCATCTGTGATTGTGGGTCAAGCTGTTGTGCTTCTTGCATCATCTGGTCTATTTGTTGCTTTGCTTCGGGCGGCATTTGTTGTTCAGCAATTTGATTAGCCAAGAACTGTAAATGCTGCATAACATGAGCAATAATTAAAGATTGTAGCTGAGGATTCGTTTGCACAGATTGTGTTAAAAACAAAGACTTATGAGCCTCTACATGTGCTTCATGATTTTGTTCGGGAAAAGCTTGGGCAGGCATACCCTGCAATAGACCACTATTTTCTATACCAGCATCAACTGGTTTTGGCGTATTGTCTGCGGGTGGTTGCAACAATGTTTCTATGTTGTCAACGCCCAAGGCTGCGTACATTCTATAATACGCTTCGTATATTCCTTTTGGACCATGCAATTCTGGGTTTGACTGAACCATGGTAAGCAGTTCTTGCGCCATAACAACTCTTTGACTCATGGAGAAAATGTTTGGGTCAGACACGGGAATGACATCCACCGATCTACTAAAGTCTTCTAGCTTTATTTCTCTTGTGCCACTGCCCGTTTCGTATGGATAAACTGGTGGCAAGAACTCACCAAACACTCTGGCTAAAATCTTAAACTCTGTTTTTTGTGCGTAATGCAATCTTTTGTGAATTGCGCTCATTACCTTTGTGCCTTTTTCTAAAAGAGCTACCGTTGTGCCTACTGGCATTGCGGCATTACTATCACCAATGTTCATGTCGGCTATGGCTGCAAATCTTTTGCCAGAGTCAACCAACAATCCAAGCAACTGAAATAAAACATTGCTAGGTTCTTTGTACGGCAAAGGCATTAATGAATCTCTTAAAGCTCCGCCCGGAGCGTCTACATCTCTAAATTCACCCGGCTGCAATGGAGAGGCTTCATCTCTAATTCTTATTCCTCTGGCTTTAAATCCTGCTGGTAAGTTTGACAATGTTCCTGCGTCAATCAACTGTCTTAATATAGAGGTTGATGCTTTAGAAATCCCGCCAATCATGTGGGCAAGACCTAATCCATAAAATCCTAATCCCGGCAAAAACTTATACTGTACAAAGTAATTAATTTTATTTTTGATTGGGTCATCAGGCTCGTAATTTCTTCTAATGGATAATACTTGTTGTGATGAGTCATCAATTGTAATGATGTATGGCAGTTTTAGCCCTGTAGGTTCGCCAGATTCGTCTACGTCTTCGTATCCTTCTATTTCTTCTACGGTATGAATTTCATACAGCCTTCTTTGATCTTCGTTGCTATAGTCTGGCTCAATGCCTTCTATTTCGTCTATTTCTTCTTGCACGGAATCTCTTGTATCAACAGAGCTACCAGTCAACTCTGTGTTCATGTAAAAGCCTGAAAGTTGTAATTTTTTTAATTCATTGCCGCTCATTGAGACAATGTGAGTAACTCTTTCAGCGCTTAGTAAGTCTGTTGCTCTGTAGGGAACCAGTAAGTCTTCGGCAGGCACAAACTTGGACACGGGTCTTCTTAAAGATGCATCGTAGTAAACTTTTTTAAATGCACTGCCTGACAATGGTAGATAAAATAATAGCTGATCTAGCTCTGGGTCATACTCTGGCATCTCATTCATGATGTAATAATTCATAAACTCTGAAACTCTTTCAGCTTGCATTTCTGAGTTTACATCTCTTTGACCTATAATCTGGGTTTTAACTGGACCACCAGAAGGCAAAAGTTCCTTGTAAGCGCCGGCTTGGAACTGGGTAACTGCCTCTGCCAATATTGGGTGAATTACGCCTGATGCGCCTTCAAACGGTTGACTTCTTTGTTCGTCAAACCTCATTCCTAAATATTTTAAACCGTCTGTGTATGTTTTCTCCCAATCTTTTCTGGCTTCTCTGTCGCTGTCTACATTGCTGATATGCCTAGATGCAAGAGAGCTAAGTGTTGAGTCGTCTAAATATTCTGCCAAATTAGCGTCAAAAGGTATTTCTTCTTGCTCTGCTTCTTGCGGCTCGCCAAACTCTATGCCATCCTCTGAAATTGTTACCTCGTAAGCATCCAATAGCTTTTCATCAAAAGTTGGAGCTTCTGCCTCAATATTGATTTCCATGCCTTGATCTACAATGTCAGGATTTCCTTCTGTGCCTAATTTTCTTTCTATTGCCATAGTTTTATATTATATCCATACAATTAATAATAACTTAATTCCTTTCTGTCAAATGATACCTCATCTTGATAGTCTGTGCCTAGCTCTATCAAGCCACCTTGTCTAATTCTCATTAATGCCATAGTTGCGGAATCAGCAAAGTCATCGTTTTCTCCGTAAGGAAAAGAAGCCATCTCTTCTATAACTTCTTCTGCAAAAGAGTCTTCTGTTGCCCAAACCATGCCACTTTCAAACATAGGTGACACCGAGTTCATTCTGGCTATTTTATCTTGCCCTCTGCTTGGGGAGTATGATTGAACCGGAATTCCTATTTTTCTAAGTTCTTGAGTTAAAGGTGTGCCACTGGCTTTGGCTTCAATTAAAACTATGTCAGGCTCCCA